TCAGAAAATGCTGGCGTTGGAAGCCGCTTTTCGACCGTAACCCCGATTGAAATAGTAAAGTAAGGAGAACTTTAAATGGCACATACTCAGCAGGAACGCTATTCCGCTCTCGTTGACCTCAAAATGAGAGCAACGCTCGTCACCAAAGACGGCGTTATTTTTAACAATCGCTACGAGGGCAACCCCAAAGCGGGCGCAGTTAAAATCCCAGTGCGTGATACCGAAGTAACCGTAGCTGAATACGACAAAATGACCGGCGTTGAGCTTACGCACGGTTCGACCGCGTATTTGACTTTGCCTATCGACAAGGATTATGCAGTAAATGAACTGATTGACGGATTCGACGCCGCAACCGTACCGGATAATCTGGTGGCTGACCGTTTGGACAGTGCCGGTTATTCGCTGGCATTGCAGTTGGATAAGGACGGTATCGCCACTTTGGAGAGCGAGGGCACTGCGTTTGGCAACACTACGGCGGTCACCAAAAACAATATCTATGAGACGTTCGTAGATTTGCGCACAGCGATGTCTGAGGCGAATATCCCTGGCGAACGCCGTTTTGCAATCGTCTCCCCCGCCGTATTCGCATTGGTGCTCAAATCACCGGAATTTATCAGTGCATCCAACCTTGGCGATACGGTAAAAGTCACCGGTGCGCAGGGGCGCATTGCCGGTTTTAACGTTTACGAATGCAACAACCTGTCCCCGACCACTGAAATCATCGCCGGACACCCTGATTGGTGCACGCGCGTTTCCGAATGGCAGGTGGCGGTACAATTGCAGAGTTTGGCGCAGTCCGGTAAATTCATCGGCGCGTCTGCGGTGCAAGGCAGAAAGATTTACGCGCACAAAATCACAAAGCCTATCGCCGTACAAATCAAATCCAAGGCCAGCGCATAATGAGTTACATCACAGCAGATGAGTACCTTGAGTTCACCGGCGTTAATGCGCCGGATGAATTCGGGGCGCTGTCCGGTATTGCATCCGACCAAATCAGCGCGCTTTGCGGCTGGAAAATTCGCGGCAGTCTTGACGGGCTGAACGACTTTTCACGGACGCAGGTCAAGCGCGCAGTGTGCGCACAGGTACAGTGGATTGATGAACACGGCGGTTTGTCATCGCTGGCATCCAGTGATACCGGCAGTATGACATTGGGCAAATTCAGCTATTCAGCAGGCGGTACGGAGGCGGTGGGCGGTGTAAGCCACTCCCCTCTTGCCGCTATGTACCTCGCCCCAACGGGCTTATTGTATGCGGCGGTGAAGCAGAGATGAAACCATTACCTAAGCATTGGCTGATACATTCGGCGGTGCTCAAAACACAGACGGGCGAAGACGGCTGGCAAAATCCGACCTATAAAGAGCAGACTGTCAGCCGCATTCGCATAGAGCCGTCAGGGCGATTTGCTACAGACAAAGAAAACCGGCAGATTCAGCTTGCAGCGACGTTGTTTTACTGTTGCCGCAATTCTGTTCCGCGCGATATTAAATTTGTCGAGGGACAATCACTTGTTTTTGACGGGCGAAAATATCGAGTGGAAACAGTTGAAGAACTGTACGATGCCCACCATCTACATCATTACGAAGTGGAGCTTGCTTAATGGATTTTAAAATTGATACCGACACTGCGGCGGTACAGGCCATGGTACAGGCAGATATAGACGAGTGTTTAGGCATCGTATCTTTGCAGATTTTGCTTGACTGCAACTATTTTTGTAAGCAAGACCAAGGCGGACTTATCGCATCCAGCTTAACCCATAGCGACACCGAAAACGGAGATTTGATTTGGCAAACGGCTTACGCGGTAGCTCAATATTATTTAGATAAGTGCAAGCCACGACAATAAATCCAAATGCAAGGCAAAATGTGGTGATGAAAAAGCATGATGCGCGCATTTGGACAAGACTGGGAAGCTTTACTGCAAAAATTGCTGGATTATCCAGAGACTTCGCTCACGAAATCAAAGCTGGACATAAGCTGGTTCGCTGGCCGCACTGAAATAAAGGAGTGATGCCTTATTGAACCACAAACCGAACTAGCTTCAATGCATAAAATGATACTGTCAACGCATTTAAACTTATTCGATACTGTCACTACTGGTGCACTTCGGCCAGACGATAGTATCACCATGGAAATTACAGCAGGATATGACGTCAGCGTGTATTACTCTCGTAACCGACTGCATGACATTACCCTGCTGTTTTTATGCAAACACGAAAGTCAATCGGTTGCTTATGATACCCTTTGCAAAATCGGAAACCATCTGCAAAGCAAGTTGACCTACCCCATCAAAGGAGATGGCTTTGGCTGGGTGAAATCCGATGCAAATGACCCGCAATTTGTGACGAGGTTGTCAAGCGGCCAATTCATTTACAGCTGTGTCATTGACATCACAGCACAATTTTAAAAGGAGTAGAAGATGGCAGATTTAAAAAACACAATTACGCCAGAGATTAACTATGACATTATATTAGAAATCAACACAGCGGCGGCCGGAGCGACAGAGCCTGTTTGGGCAGACCTTGGCGTGTTTGCCAAAAACTTTTCACAGGCGCTTAACGAGGTACTTTATCAGGCGACCTATTACGCAGACGGCGGATGGGGCTCAACCGAAGTAACCGGCGGCCAATACACCATTACACTGACCGGCGACTGTAAGCATGGTGACCCTGCGTATGATTACATTTTCGACAAAGACCGTCAGTACGCATGGGGACAAGCGCGCAAAACATCTTTGCGTGTGCGCCGTGGCAAAGAATGCATCATTTGGGGCGTTACCCTGGCAAACATCACCGACAGCATGGGAGATGCAAACCAGCCTAATGCGGCATCGGTTACCATTCATGGCAATGGTAAACCGGTATTTGAAACCTTATCCGAATAACAAGGAGCGTGTAAATTATGGCCTATCAAATCAGTCGTGCAGACCGGCTCATTGACGAGATTGAGCTAGTCAGCAAAAGCGGTGAAGTGAAAGCTGTTTTAACCGTAAATCTGGATGTGACCCGCATTGCGCGCAGTTACCGTACAAACATGCTGGCCATATCTAAGGCACAAGAAAACGTGCGGCAGATGAAGCCATGCAGTGATAACTTTGACCAGGCCGTTGAAGAATTGGGTAACGCCACCATAGCGGCTTACAATTTGGTATTCGGCGAGGAGAACACAGCCGTCATGCTTGAATTTTTTGAGAACGAATATCTTGAAATGCTGGAACAGACAATGCCCTTTATTTTTGATGTTGTTCAACCTGCCGTGCAAGCGTATGTACAGCGGCAGAAGAACAATGTCAAATCCAAATACAAGGTAAAAAACGCGTTGTTTGCGGCAAGAAACGCATGAGACGGTTAAAACCAACAGGCGTTATCCAATTCCAAGGCAAGACGTACAAACTGTATCTGTATTACAACCGCGTGCTGGATGCCTTTGATATTCTGCATCGCAATGACTTAGAGGATTATGACAAAATCGAACTGTCGGTTGCGCTATTTACCAATTGGCACTGGCGCGTTTTACAGTTAAAGCCGCAACATCTTTTGGAACTGTATCAAACTATTTTTAAAAAGCATATCGAACTGCAACATAACCGGAAATCTTCCAAACCACAACAACGGCTGGTCGATTTCCGGTTTGATTTTGACCTGATTTTTGGCAGTTTCAAACGCGCATATGGGATTGACCTCATCAAGGAACGTGAACGTCTTGACTGGTATCGCTTTATTACTCTGTTTCAAGGCTTGCCGCAGGACACTAAAATCCGCGAGGTCATGAATATACGCGGCCGTGAGATACCAAGGCGGACGAAGTACAATGCGAAAGAAATCCAAAATCTGATGGAGCTGAAACAGTATTGGGCGTTGCCCTGCGACCGCTTAGAAAACAATTACCACGAACAGCTTGGCGTACTGTTTGACAATTTAAAGCGCATGAGTAAGGGGTGAGAGCTTGGCTAAGACAACCAGTAGTAAGGTGCGTTACTATGTTCGCATTGATGGTAAATACGTTGAGGCGGACTTAAAAGATATACAAAGCAAAATCAAATCATCGGGCGCGCAATCCAACAAGGAACTGGAAAAGTCCAGCAAAAAAAGCGCCGAAGCTATCGGCAAAACCGCTAAGGTAATTGGCGAGGAAATCCCAAAGGCGGCACAAAAAAGCGCCCAAAGCTTCAAGGGCGTGGAAAAAGCGGCCGAAAAGGTTGGTGACGTCGAAGTTACCCCCCAAGGTTTTGACGAGCTTACCAAAGATGCTCAAAAAAGTGATGACGCACTCTCACAGCTTGACAAAGAGTTGTTACAGGTTGATGCGTCACTCAAAAAAGCCCCTAAAAATGTGACCCTGCTGACTCAAAAACATGACCTGTTGCAAAAATCGGTTGATACAACCGAAGCAAAGCTAAGGTCCTTAAAATCGGCGCAGGAAAAGGCCGACAAAGCGTTTCAGTCCGGCAAGCTTCCAGAACAGGATTACAGGGCTTTTCAACGTGAAATTGTAAACACAGAATCCGACCTGGACAGCCTGCAAGGTGATCTTAAGTCGCTGAATAAACAATTATCTAGTAGCGGCGGCTGGGCTTTTATTGACGACATTCAATCGTTGGATAAGACTTTGTCTGACGGCGGTAGCGGTTGGAATTTTTTTAGTGACATTGGCGACCAGGCGGAAGACGCAGGCGAAAAGGTACAACAGTTGGGCGATGATTGCGAAAAATCATCCGGTAAATTGGGCACCATTGCTTCCGGTACTGGCAAGGCTCTTGGCGCAGCGTTTTTGAGCGTTGGTGCGGCCGCCGTTGGTATGGGCATCAAGGCCGTTGGCAGTGCGACTGACATGGACAAGGCCATGAACCAGTTTTTTGCCAGTACCGGCATTGCGGCCACACAGACCATCACCGACACAAATGGCGCTGTTGTGGAGACTATCGATAATACCGAAAAGTATCAGAATGTCTTAGAGAGTATCTATAAAAACAATTATGGTGATTCGTTTGAGGACATCGGGCAGGCAATGTCCGATGTTACCGCTCAAATGGGCGTGTTAGATGAAGCGTCTCTGCAAAATATCACTGAATCGGCGTTTGCTTTACGCGATACGTTTGGTTATGACATATCCGAGAGTACGCGAGCCGCATCCGCGTTGGTGCAAAACTTTGGCGTAGATGGCGAATACGCAATGAGCCTTATTGCCGCCGGTGCGCAAAATGGACTGGACTTTTCGGGCGAATTACTGGACAGCATTTCGGAATACTCTGTGCAGTTTGCTAAAGTCGGATTAGATGCCGATGACATGTTTAAGATTTTCCAGAAAGGCGCTGAATCCGGCGCTTTTAATCTGGATAAAGTCGGCGATGCCGTCAAAGAATTTTCTATCAGGGCTATCGACGGCTCAGAGACAACGTCCGAAGGATTTAAAACTATCGGGCTTAATGCAGATGATATGGCCGCAAAATTTGCAGCAGGTGGCGACACTGCCAAACAAGCGTTTCAGGACACCATTAACGCGTTGGCCACGATGGAAGACCCCATCGAGCAAAACGCCGCAGGGGTTGCCTTATTTGGCACCATGTGGGAAGATTTAGGACCCGAAGCGGTTAAAGCCATGGCTGATATACAAGATGGTGCGTATGACACAGCTGATGCAATGAACGGCATCAAAGAGGTTAAATACGACGACATCGGCTCTGTATTTGAGGGTTTGATGCGCAGTATTGAGGTTTTAATCATCCCACTGGGCGAACAGTTGATACCATTATTGTCCGAGCTCATCGACGACACGTTGCCGCTTATTGAAGAATACTTACCGCCAATAATTGAAATGATTGGCGAATTTGCCAGCGAATTAATGCCGATTATTCAGGAGATTTTGCCGGTATTGCTGGAAACCTTTGATGAGCTCGCGCCGGTCTTCATGCAGTTAGTAAACGACCTCTTGCCAATTGTTCTGGATTTAATTGCGCAACTAGCCCCTATTGTTGGCGATTTAATCACAGCGATACTTCCGATATTGGTGGAATTATTGAGTACACTGCTCCCGCCTATCATGGAGATTATAAGTGCTCTGCTTCCTCCTCTGCTTGAGCTGATAGGCGCTTTGATGCCGATTTTACAAGTGATTTTGGACTTGTTGGCACCAATCATAGACTTGTTTATTGGTTTGCTCGACCCAATCGTAAACTTAATAAGCGGCGCATTAACACCGCTCATTGAAGCACTGACCCCTATTATAGAACTGATTTCCACGCTTTTAATCCCGTGGCTACAAGTGCTGATGTCCGTATTCGGCGAGGTTTTATCCGGTATCGCATCCACAGTAACCACGCATATCCAGACAGTGACAAACGTCCTAAAGGGCATCATTGACTTTATTAAAAATGTGTTTACAGGCAATTGGAAAGGTGCTTGGCAGTCCATTAAGGACATCTTTTCTAACATTGTCAGCGGTCTTGCGAATATCTTTAAAGCTCCTATCAATGCCATTATCGACGGCATCAATGGCTTTTTGGGAGGCCTTAGTAAAATCAAAATTCCAGACTGGGTACCAGGCGTTGGCGGTAAGGGCTTTAGCCTGCCTACCATCCCACGCTTAAAAGTCGGCATGGATTATGTACCGTCCGACTACTTCCCAGCTTTTCTAGATAAGGGTGAGCGCGTATTGACAGCGGAAGAAAACGCCGTGTACAGCTCGCTAGGCGGTATTCGTGGCATTGAAACGGCGCTGTCTGCGTCAAATCAAATTGTAATGATGATTGACCCAGCACTTATTTCAGCCGCTGTTAAAGACGGAATGGACGGCGCGGCGGTGACGGTATCCGCTAAAATCGACAACCGAACCACCGTTGAAATGAATCGTAAAGTCGTTGGTGTAGCCGTGTGCGATACGGTTGACCAGACAATGAGCGGCAAAATTGACTTAAAAGAAAGGGGTGCAAAATGACCGGCGCAACCTTTGGCGATAAGCATACGGATTCCTGGGGGCTGAAACTATTACAGACCACGATAGGATTTCCGGAAGCTAAAATATTTAAAATCGACAAACCAGCTGGTAATGGCTCATGGGACGTTACGGACTACATTACCGGCGGTGATGTCAAGTATAGCGAACGCACCATTCAAATGACATTTGATGCGCTAGGCGACTATTCCAGCTGGCACGCGCTCGTGTCTGGCATTGCTGGTTACCTGCACGGCAGACGGCTGAAAATCATCATGGACACCGACCCATCTTTTTATTACATTGGCCGCCTATCAGTGGACACGGAAAAGTCGAACGCGGTTACCCACCGCGTTGTGATAACCGGTACCGTAGACCCCTACAAATACGAAATCACATCCAGTACAGAAGATTGGCTGTGGGATACATTTTCTTTTGTAGACGGTGTCATTCGAGACTACCGAAACATCGAAATTAACGGCGAACACACCCTCATCATTCCGGGACGGCGCAAACGGGTACCGCCAATATTTACATGCACTGCGCCTATGACAGTCACTTATTTGGGCGTGACACACGATTTGCACGTTGGCAACAATAGTTCCGAGCACATCGTGCTTGGCGAAGGTGACCATGAATTAATCTTTCACGGCCACGGCGTCGTAACAGTTGAATACAGGGGGGCAAGTTTGTAATGTATCAAATCACCTGTGATAATCTATTACTTTATGACCCGCGCGTTGATGAGTTGGACGTGATAAGTGCAGAAGTGACGCTCACCGTCAATAAGTCCGGAGTTTTTACGGTTGAATTACCCATCGTGCACCCCCTGCGAAACAGTATTAAAAAGCTAAAATCCGTTATACAAGTCTACGACAACGGCATTTTACTCTTCGCCGGACGGTCGCTGACAGACGAAGCTGATTTTTACAACACTGGCAAAATCACTTGTGAGGGTGAACTAGGCTACTTATTAGACAGCATTCAAACGCCCAAAGAATATCACAACACAACACCACGCGAATACCTTGAAGACAAAATAGCCCAGCATAACGCGCAGGTGGGTGCGGACAAGGCGTTTGTTGTTGGCCGTGTAACCGTTACAAACAGCACGGATAACGTGTACCGCATCGACGATTACAACAAAAGCATGGGATACTATCAACGACAAGCTTATTAAGCGATTAAGGCGGGCAGTTATGGGTGCGGCATGAGGATGGTGTGCGTTATCTAGATTATGTCAACGATTTTGTAGATTGTAATCAGGTAGTAAAATTTGAAGACAATATACTTGACCTTACACAGTACACCACTGCACAAGACATCAAAAACAGCCATCATCCCTATCGGTGCGGATGGCTTAACGATTGAGAGTGTGAATAGTGGCAAGAACTACATTTACGATGAACACGCTGTAGCTGAATACGGCTGGATCTTTGACACGGTTGAATATGAAGATGTCACTTTACCGGAAAACCTCAAATCCAGAGCGGAGGACTATTTGGCAACGGCTAAAAATCTAGCTCTTACCATTGAGCTATCAGCGGTTGACTTACATATGGTGGATGTAAACATAGACCGAATCATGCTNGGCGACCGAATCCGCGTAGTATCCGCACCACACAACATTGACCATTATTTCACGGTCAACCAGCGCACATACAATTTACTTGACCCATCACAGGACACCATCACTTTAGGCGATACACTTACCGCTATGACAGACAAACAGCTTGCCGCGCAAAAATCTGGTACAACTGCTTATGTTATTGCGAATCAAGCTGTGCAACAGGCACGTTCAGCAGCCGCCGAAGCTCAGGCTGTAGAAAATCGCGTCACAGTAATCGAACAATCAGCCGGTGAATATGTCAAGCAATCGGTATTTGCCGCTGAAATCAAACGTCTGGAAGCCCTCATCAATCAATCACAATCCACCATCAGACNGAAGATTGTGGAAATCGCTGTGGCTGAATTGGGCAACGGCCGAACAAAATATTGTGAATGGTGGGGAGCTGATGATGCGTGGTGCGCAATGTTTGTATGCTGGTGCGCAAACGAAGCCGGTGTATTGAACACCTGCATCCCGCGTTCGGCATCCTGTACGGCTCAAGTTACCCAATGGCGGAGCTGGGGTAAATGGCAAGGTGCAAGCTATGTTCCGCGTCCTGGCGATATCATCTATTACGATTGGTATGGAAATGGTCCTGAACACGTCGGTATCGTGGAGACGGTCAACGGTACAACCATCACCGTGATTGAGGGTAACTACAGCGACACCGATAAAGTTGCACGCCGCACAATCACAACCAGTTATCAATACATTTACGGATATGGAACGCCAACCTATCCAGATGAATAGAAGGGAGACACATGGCAAATATTACACAACTCTTAAACAATATCAAGCACGCCGTACTTGGCCGAGACGTGCGCGACAGCATACACGACGCCATCAAGCAGTGTTATGATGACGCAACGGCCAGCGGAAATGCCAATATGGAAGTAGCGCAGGCTCGTAGCACATACAGTACGCTTAAAAATCGTCTGGATGCCGCCGATGCAGTAGACAGTGATACGCAAGCAGACATCGCAGCGCTGGAAGCCAATAAAGCAGACAAGACCGCACTTCAAGCGGTTGCTTCCGGTTCGCCAGCGGGTTCATATCCCGATATTGCCAGCATACCTGCTGGTGCTGACACTACCCGAATCTACCTTATTACCTCTGGCAATCTTGCCGGGCATTGGGTGTATTACAACGGTTCGGTATGGGTAGATGGCGGTGTGTATCAAGCGGCAGAAATCGCCAGCGGAAGCATTATCAATGACAAACTGAGCATGGACAGCGTTGCACCATGGAACTGCACGTTTTTCGCTGGTGACAATCTGTATGACGGTACACAAGAAATCGGCTACATCTCTCCATCCAGTGAAGTCACCAACACAACAAATGCACAGTACCAGCACAGCCCGTACATCAGCGTAACACCGGACAAAGTGTACACGTTGGTTTATCCTTTGCACTTGTCGGCATCCATTAAACAACCGAATGTGTTTGCATACAAAAGCAAAGACGATACAGCACCGGCAAAACTTGACGTGACAAATCGTGATGCAAATTACCCGATATACAAACTGACAATTCCTGCTGAATACAGTTATATTCGATTCAACACGGCATCCCCAACTCTGGGTGACTACTCGGATATGGTGCTGGTTGAGGGTACTTACGATAATGCGGACGTACTTGCAAATTACGACCTTGAATATCGCTATAACGGTGAAGTCAAGAGCAAAACCATTGTCATTGCCGGAGACAGTATCACAACTGGTTGGCAGCCGGACGGCTCTACCCTTTCCACTCCGTTTCCCGCTCGGATGGCCGAGCGGATGAAAGCAACCGTTTACAACAAAGGCGTGGGCGCGACCAAAATTGCCAGCCCAACCGGTAAACAAAAAGACACAGACTTTTGTCAGCCAGCGCGTTACCAGACGTTTGTCCATCCAGATGATAACAACACCGCTGTTGTGCCGGACATTATCGCCATCTTTGCCGGTGTGAACGACCATACACTTGATACACCGCTGGGCAACTTGACCAGCAATAACGAGACTACCTTTTACGGCGCGCTGAAAGTACTGATTAAGGGCTTGCTACAGCTCATCGACAGCGACCCGAACGCAAAAGGGCGCACTAAGCTCTTTTTTGCAACGCCGCTCATCCGCTTTACCGGCACGCATCCTTATGGCTCGTTCGGCGATGCAAACACTGGATATTTTTGGGACAGATATGCGCGCGCCACCTATGAGGTAACTATGCACAAAAACAATCTCGGTTATCGTCTAGCCGACTATGTTGTGGCTATGAAAGAGGTGTGCGCCCTATCACAGTGTGCCGGTGCTGGACTTGTTTACATCGTCCGGCATCGGTAAAGACATGATGTGTGCAGACGGCGTACATACACCCCAGCTTACAACGTGACGATGCATTTGGCAAAANNGGNTTGTAATATTTTATCAAAAACCGGTATGCAGTCCAGTCACACGCTAGATGTTTTTAATCCGGCAANTCCCCCGCTTGAGNGGTTTAAAAAAACGGAGCCGTGATCTGCCGAAAAAGNCCAGTTTTTTGACACATGT